AAGAATATTCCGCAGAGCTTCCCAATTGTCACCAAATCGAGTAACAAAATCAACCTCCCGCGCCGTCACATTAGTATAAACGTTCGGCAGACTATCACGGGGATTAGTCAGAGTTTCAACATTCGTAGCTGGCATTTAAAACACCTCTTTCTTTCAATTTCTTAATAAATCCGGGTTACTTGCGAGGGCTTTCTGACGCTCAGCCGTAGACATTTTATAATGCCCGTGTTCATCCTTGGCGTAAATGTCCGCTTTCGTCATTGTTGCCCCACCATGGTTATCTGGCGGTGTCTCCACCTGAGTTCCCTTTGTGCCTGTGGTCTGGATGAAAGCACCCCATTCAGATTTGATCTTCTCTGAAAGCTCGCTCTCGTTCGCAAATTTTCCTGCATCATCGAGCGTCAGTTCGGACAAATCCGTAATTTTGAGGATAGCGTCAATCCGCTTTTCATCCACGTTAGCCGACTTCAGAAGCTGAGTATATGCCGCTTTAACCTTTTCCGTCTTTTCACGGTTTGCCGTCTCCGCTTTGAAATCATCGAAAGTCTGTTTGAGCGTGTTGTATTTGTCTTTCCAATCATCACCATTTTCAGCTTTCAACTGATCTAATTCAGCTTGAACGCTTGCCAGCTTTTCAGCATCCGCTTTGTAACCGTCCCGAGCTTCCTTCAAACCGTTAACAGTATTCGTATGTTCGTCAATAATCGCGCTAACCTGTGCTTCAGTCAAACCCATACCTTCAAGAAACTTTCTGGTAACCGCCATTTTTTAGCACCTTCCTTTTCTTCGGAGCGTTTTCTTTCGCTCAATGCTATATCAAGCAAGTTCTTCTGCCTGTGCCGCCAATATAGCAAATTATTAATCATTTGTCAAGAAAACATTCTTTCAAAACATGATTTTCCAGCCTGATTTTTCGATCCGTTACACCTGTTACAACAAGCCGAGAAAATTTGTAACAGGAAAAAATCTCTGAAATCGTTGAAATATATAATAAAGGAGAGTGTGTGTTACAATGTTACAATGTTACACAACATTTTTCCTTACGCGCGAGCAATAAAAATAAATATATTTTATTTCTCATATATAAACCTCCATTTTTACTCGTAACGGTGTAACTTTGTAACGCTTCCTATAGTGATTCTGTAACTTTAGACCGTAACATGGCGTAACTTTAGGCCACTTGTTACACAAAAACGCAAAAAAAGCCGGGTTTTCCCCGACTTTTGCATACTTCAAAAACTTCAACTACCGCTTTAATTCCTGTTCCACAACATCACGATAAGCCTGTTTATGATCCTCAATTGCTGGACGCAGATACGGGCGCGGTTTCATTCCGCTTGTTGTGTGCCAATTTCCATTTGAATCCTGATATCGCCATGGCGTAGGCCGACCGCCGCCGCCCTCCGCATATTTCCCAGTTCCAAGCTCTACATAAGGAGCATAAGTCACCGCCGATCCAATCACAACCGTTTTCCCGTTGTTTTCTGTTGTGTGTGTTATACTGTTGCGGAGGTTGCCCGTGTCAACCGCGCCCTGTTGGGTGATATTCTTTTTCGCGTAGCTTTCAGCCATGCCGCCAATGATTTCAGCCGCCCTTGCTAATTGTTCCTCTGTTGCTTTCTGAATATCCGCAAGGTGAGATTCAAATTTTATTTCAGCCATTTCTTCACTTCCGATCTTTAAAAAACTTTGCCCATTCTGGATTTTCTCTGTCGAAAATCTTTTTCTCTTCCTTGCTCAATTTCGCTGGATAATCAGCGAATAAGTTATAAATCTTTTTCTTATCGAACGAAAACAAAAATTCTCCAATAACGCCGCTTTGATCTATCCACCAAATAAGATCGGTCGTTTTGTTTTTGTAAAATGCTCGTTCATTTTTCATGTCCTAAAGCCCCTTTCTGCTGAGAGCCTTTGCTTGTGTTTATATATGACAACATTTCTTGAAATCCAGCGTTTTTCCCCAATGAATCAACATCAATCAAAACGTTTGGAAGCTCTAACTTTTGACCATAAAATGTGTGTGAACGTTTGCACCCAAACCGCCAACGCAGAACATCATTGTTAAGCGCGTGCCATCCGCTGTCTTTATCTGATTGCATTTCCAAATATTCAAAGCCTTTTTCAACTTTCCGAATGATTGCGGCATGAGAACCAGTTGCAAGTATATATTCTTTTCCTTGCTCAACACCTTTAACCAATTCTCCAACAGCTTTTATATCGTTGTTGGCCTTGAGCACAGAAGATTGTACACCCTCCATTTGTGCAATGTCAACAATAAACCCGGTTTTGCTAAACTTGCCCAAACTTTCACCACCGCGAAAATCGAGAACATCATACCCGGCACAATTTCCTGCATATGCAAAACTAAGGGAAGCACAAGAACCCTTTGTCATATCTCCACCAGCAAGGCGGTTTACTATTTCATCCCGTGATGGAATATTTTCAAACGGTTTAACCTCCAAACGCTGAATTGAAGAAGCACGAAGTGAAGAAAGCACCTTTTCCGTCTGTTCTCCACTCTCCAAATTTGAATCAGTTTCGTTGTTCTGCTTTTCGTTTTGTTTCTCCGTTTTCCATTCCGAAAACGTTTTATAAGGCAATTCTTCCCCTGTTGTCTGATCTTCCCAACGTTTTTGATTCTGATACTTTGGATAAATATAAGCCAATGTGCAACGGCAATTATACACCAATTCGGGCGGGGCTAATGGATCCCCCGGGTAATCTATTTCCATTCCGTCAACCGTGAACGGTTCATCAACGCCGACAATCTGACCATCCAAATAAGCATGGGTGTCTCTGACTCTCTGATCATGGGTAGCAATCCATTGTTTTTTAACCTCAATGCCCATTTCTTCAGCTTCAACAAGCCGTTCCTTCCGTCCTGCATTTTGTGCGCCAGTAACCGCCGTTCGGGCGAACATATCCATTTTTGCGCCGTTGCTCGTTGCAAGTTCTGAAGTTAACCGCTTTCCTATATCCGCTATTGATTCACCTTGGACGATTCCCTGAGTAACTGCGTTTTGAACTCTCTTTTCGTTCCAAATATAATCTTTCGGTTCGTCAATCTTCCATTCTGGAAGCATTTTGGGATTGTCTTTCAACAACCGTTCAACCGTTTTCCCATCATACAGATCAAAACTAACACCGCCGCGAAGCTCTTTTTCCATATCGTAAGCGGTACGGTTTGCCATATCCACGAAAACATTTTTTGTTGTGCCGCCGATAATCTCCCGCGCTTTTTTATCCGCATCCACATAAACCTTAGTTATATCATCGAGCTTTTGTTTCCATCGTTCGCCTGTGAACACCTGACCGCGCAACCACTTTTTATAATCTGCTTGTGTGCTCTTTCCCGCCGCAACATCAGCTAACATTTGGGAAGCAATCCGTTTGTGTACGCTCCAAAACTCTTCTGTTTTTCGCTTAACTTCTGCCGCCGCCTGAGAATAAACTCTACGGATTTTCTTTGTTAAAATATCTTCTGGCGTTGCCATTGCAAACCCCCGCTTTCAGAATACCGTCTAAAATGCGTTTTAAGGCGGTTCTAATGTCCGAATGATAATTTATACCACCTAAACACCAGACCCGCCTTAGAACGCAAATTTAACGGCTTAAATCGTGTTTTCTTCTGTTTGTTCCTCTTCATCCTCAAAATCAGACGCATCTACGGAAAATCTATTCTGATTTTCAAGCCCTTTGCGCTGGAGAATGCTCGCTATTTCGTCCACTGAAATATTAGGCAACTTCTGAAGGATTGTTTCGTCATCCAACCATTGAGACTCCATGCTGACAATCTGCACCTGTTCCATCTGGTTGGAAATCCTGTTCCGCTTGAAAACCGGAGTATCTTCAATCCCCATCAACGCGAGAATCTGCTGAATAAATTTGATAATTTGATACTCAAAATCGTCAGCATTTTCATCAAGCGGCTGATAAGCCGCATCAATATGGTCGTTAGTCGCACCAGCGGCAATAGTATGCACATCCAACCCGCCGAAATCCTCATAAATCCCACTCCTTATAGAATCAAGATATGTCTGCCGCGCTTGGAAAGGAATTTCCTGAGTGTACGGAGTAACCGCGCTGTTTTCCGTGTCCGCAACTGCAATATGTTCGATTTTGAGCCGATCCCGGAACCTTGCAAGCTCTGGCTCTGTCATTCCGCTACAATTCGACAATATCCAATAAATTTGAGCGCAATCCGTCAAATCATTTGCGAATCCTGACCGAATAAGATCATAACTATCAATAGCTCTCTGCATCCCGACCAACGTGGACTGGTGTAAATCACTCCCCCAAAGCGGGACAATGGGCAACGATCCGTAATTCTCAACACCTACAACCTCCAGCCCATCCGCTTCGGTATATCTGAAATTGGTTTTATACGCTCGCTTTTCCTCAACAAGCTCAAAATTCAAATTGCCGCTATGCCGACCACCACGAAATTTAGTATAACCGTCTGTTTCGTATAAAATCGCGGTCATTGGTTTGTCTTTGTCCAACTGCCAGAACCGAATACCCGCCATCAAAGCCCCGGTTTCTTCATCCCAAAGCGGGACAAACTCCGTCAATGGGAAAATGTATAGCTG